ATGGTTGACTGGGCAACAAGTGAAAATCCTGCCGAACACAAGTCTCATAACCTTATTGAACTGAAAAATGGGCAATATGCACTCTATCCAAATAATAGATTACGTATTTTTGACAATAGTTTGACGCCTGCGGAACCAAAGATGCCAGATTTTAAGGTTTCGACTCAATATTATCAGGTAGAATGTGGTTATGATCGTCTTGGTATGGGCGATGAAGATGAATATCACTGGAAAACTGCCCAGGAAAGAAAAATAAATACTGATAAGGGATAGCAACCCCTCTAAAAGTTCTGTTTTTGCCAAAAAACAGGAGCTAAAATGGGAAATTTACCTGTAGATAGAAACACAGAGTACATGAGAGAGATGTGGGGAACCACAAAACTCATTTCAGATTATGGATCAATGCAAGAAAAACCAAAAAGAGTGATCACAGAGGTAATGCACGACCTTGCACCACGCCATGATCTTAAAAAACAGACGGAATTGCACGAAAAAATTCGCAATGACGATGATTATGATGATTGGGAGTATGGAACCGAACCTTCTTATGGAACTGAGGTATAAATAAGTTCAGAAAACTCTAACCAAAATGGCGGTTCAAAGGATATCAAGATCATTTAAAGATATTAGTTTATCCTTTGAACCACATCCTGTGACAAAGGACTTACCAATCCTTAAAAATGAGAATGCAATTAGAAGATCTGTACGAAATTTGGTAGAAACCATACCAACTGAGAGATTTTTTAACTCTCTTCTTGGTTCTGAAGTTCGTTCAAGTTTATTTGAGTTTGTTGATTTTGGTACTGCTTCGGTAATTCAGCAACAAATTGAGATTACGATTGAAAATTTTGAACCAAGAGTTGAAAATCTTCAGGTTCTCGTTGATCCTCGTCCAGACTTAAACGAATTTGAGGTTACTGTAATATTTGATATTGTGGGTCAGGAGTTTCCGACACAAGAATATTCGTTCCTACTAGAGGCAGCAAGATAATATGCCTTTTACTAAGTTTACAAATCTAGATTTTGATCAGATAAAGACCTCAATCAAGGACTATCTTCGTGCTAACAGCACATTTAGTGACTTTGATTTTGAGGGATCAAACTTTTCTGTACTAATTGATACATTAGCATATAACACTTATATTACGGCATTTAACTCCAACATGATTGTTAATGAGTCCTTCCTGGACTCGGCAACACTCCGTGAGAATGTCGTTTCTTTAGCAAGAAATATTGGTTATACACCACGCTCTAGAACCGCAGCAAGGGCGACGATATCCTTTACTGTATCAACTAGCGAAAACACACCTACACTGACCTTACAGAGGGGTTTGGTGTGCGTAGGGAATGCAAATGATACTACCTATACATTCTCCATACCAGAAAACATAACCGCGACTGTAGTTGATGGTGTGGCATCCTTTAGCAACATAGACGTTTATCAAGGAACATATCTAACAAAAAGATTTGATTATGATGGATCTTTAGACCAAAGATTTATTCTCGATAACTCTTTTATCGATACCTCAACATTATCGGTTTATGTTAGAAAAACAACAGAAAGTGGATTGGGTATTGAGTATGCCGGAATAGACAATATTTTACAAACTGATGGAAATTCTAGAATTTATATTCTGCAAGAAGTTCAAGATGAAAAATATGAGATAAGATTTGGCGATGGAATAATTGGAAAAAAACTTGGAGATCAAGTTGGTGGTGATGGAACTGTTATAACCGCAAATTATATTATTTCTGATGGTGAAGAGGGAAATGGTGCCAGCGTCTTTTCTTTCTCGGGAAGCATTGTAACTGCCTCTAACACTCTGATTAATCCTGGAAATATTACAATAACGACAAACCAGGCATCTCAAAATGGTTCTAGTATTGAACCAATTAATTCTATCAAATACTATGCACCAAGAATGTATTCGGCACAAAACAGAGCCGTTACTTCACGTGATTATGAAGCTATCATAAAAAGGATATATCCAGAAACTGAATCCGTCGCTGTTGTTGGTGGAGAAGAATTAGATCCGCCAGAGTATGGAAATGTTTTATTGAGTATTAAACCAAAGAACGGAAGTTTTGTCTCTGATTTTAATAAGTCAAGAATATTAAGTCAGTTAAAACAATACACTGTTTCTGGTATCAATCCAAGAATAGTAGATCTTAAGATTCTTTATGTTGAGATAGATTCATCAGTCTATTATAATAGCACGCAAGTTTCTAGTGCGGATTCATTAAAAACGAGAGTATTAAATGGTTTGACAAAGTACTCAGAATCATTAGATCTTAATAAGTTTGGTGGTAGATTCAAATATAGTAAGGTTCTCAGAGTAATTGATGATACTGATACTGCAATCACTTCTAACATTACTAAAGTTAAAATAAGGAGAGATCTAAAGGCATCTTTAAATCAATTTGCCCAATATGAATTATGCTTTGGAAATAGATTTCATGTAAATCCTACCGGACTTAATATCAAATCCACAGGATTTAAAATTTCTGGCGAATCTTCCACAGTATATCTTACAGATACTCCCACAATTGCTTCTGGTGGAAGGGATATAACAAATGTTAGTGATGCTGGAAATCTATTTTTAACCAGACCAACTAATCTTAATGTGAAGACGGGTGTTATTTCTGTAGTTAAAATGGATAGCACTGGCAATAGAACCACTGTTATTAAAGATGCTGGAACAGTTGACTATGAAAAAGGTGAGATTATTCTCAGTACAATCAATATAACATCCACTACTAAAGAAAACGGAATCATTGAGATACAAGCATTCCCAGAATCTAATGATGTTGTGGGATTAACAGATTTGTACCTATCTTTTGATGTTTCAAAAAGCACAATAAATATGGTAAGAGATGTGATTGCCTCTGGCGATGAAATAACAGGAAATGTATTCACTAGAGATTATTATACATCAAGTTACTCAAACGGGAATTTAGCAAGAAACTAATATGATACAGACTGGATTTGATTCTAGAGTTAAAGTTCAGCAAATTATTGAGAGCCAACTTCCAAGTTTTATATTGGAAGAATCTCCAAATGCGTCTGAGTTTTTAAAGCAATATTATATTTCTCAGGAATATCAAGGCGGATCAATAGATATTGCCGAAAATTTAGATCAATATCTTAAGATAGAAAATCTTACACCAGAAGTAGTAGTAGACAGCTCTATATTATCTTCCAGCATCTCATCTTCTGATAGTGAAATACAAGTATCAAGTACTAAAGGATTTCCAAAAAAATATGGATTATTGAAGATTGATGAAGAGATTATTACGTATACGGGAATAAGTGGAAATACTTTTACTGGATGTATTCGTGGATTCAGTGGAATTACTAGTTACCACCAAGATTTAAATCAAGAAGAACTAACTTTTACATCATCTTCTGCAGCATCGCACGCTTCAAATTCTAGTGTCCAAAATCTAAGTTCACTATTTTTAAAAGAGTTCTATCAAAAATTAAAGTATACCATTGCACCAGGTCTTGAGAAAACTGACTTTGCATCAGAATTAAATGTAGGAAATTTTTTAAAGGAATTAAATTCTTTTTACAAAGCAAAAGGCACTGATGAATCGTTTAGAATTTTATTTAATGTTTTGTATAATGAAAATCCAAAGATTGTAAATTTAGAAGAATTTTTAATCAAACCTTCATCATCAAAATATGAGAGACAAGAAGTAGTAATTGTAGAAGTAATATCTGGTGATAACCCCCTTAATCTTCTGGGGCAAACCGTAAAAAAATCAACAGATGATAGTACTAGTGCTTCAGTTTCATCCATAGAACCTTTTAATAGAAATTCCGAACAATATTATAAATTATATTTGTTTGTGGGGAACAATGAATTTTCCGCTATTGAAGGAAATTTCTCAATCACTCCAAATACAAAAACTGTTAGTGCATCATCAGTATCTTCGTCAGTAATTACAGTCGATTCCACTTTAGGATTTCCACAGAGTGGCACATTAGTATCTGGAAACAATACTATCACTTACACCGACAAATCAATTAATCAATTTTTAGGATGTTCTGGCATTAATGAGAATATATCAAAAAATTCGTTAGTCAGAAATACAGACACCTACTTTGGTTATGAAGATGGTGATACTACCAAAAAAGTAGAATTTAGAATTCTGGGAGTATTATCCGATTTTGTACCAACATCGGAGGATATTAATGTTTCTGAAGGTGATATTATAACAATTAAAAATGTTGGCGATTTAATCAAAAACCCACAAAACAAAACCTATAAAGAAGTATTTGCAAATTCGTGGATATATAACACTTCTGCTAGGTACAAGGTATCTGAAATAGGATCAAATTATGTATTGGGAAGTAGCATTGACAGATCCAGTTTAAAGGTTGGAGACAGAGTAGAACTCTTAGAAAGAGATACAGAAATTTTAGCACCTGAGAACAACAACCCACATATTAGTCAAATTATTTCAGATAATACTGTAAAGATAGAGGGATCTTTTACAGTTGATTCCAGCAAAGTATATGATTTAAGAAGAAAGACTAACTTTGCTAGTAGTTCTGGTGTTTCTATTGAATATGGAAATGATGCGATTACTTCAGACATACAAAATCTCTATACAGATGGTGAAGATTTCTCATATGTCGCATCCAATTCTTTACCATCATCAAACATTTCAGGATTTTCCTATCCATACAGATACACAATAACGAGCAACATTAAAAGTGCTGGAATATCTTCGGAAAGTAATCTTTTTGATGCAGATTCAGATGGTAATTATAGTACAATAGGTTTTTCAGATTCTGCACCATTCTTAACAGGGGACAGGATTTATTATCAACCAAATTCAACACCACTTGTTGGTTTGGATACTGGTAGCTATTATGTTGAAGTACTTCCATCAAATAATAAAAGAATTCGTTTATATTCTTCGAGTTCATTTATAGGTGGATCTTCTTTCTTAAAATTTAGTGTTCCAGATTCTGGACTTGATCTTCAAACGTTTACATTATATTCACAAAGATCATCTGAAATTGGTATTCAGAAAACACTTAAAAAATTCCCATTGAAGTCAAAAATAAGAAATCCTGGAAAAGAAACAATTCCTGGAACAACAGGAATGTTGATCAATGGTGTGGAAATTGGAAACTATAAGTCTTTAGATAAAGTTTACTATGGTCCTTTAAAATCAATAGATGTATTGAGTGGTGGAGAAAATTATGATGTTATTAATTTGCCAACAATATCAATTTCTTCAGGATCTTCCAGTGCATTAGCACAACCAGTAATAAGTGGATCCATTAAAGAAGTTTATATAGATTCTCAAAATTATGATATAGACAAAGTTGTTTCAGTTGATATCTCTGGTGGAAATGGTTCTGGTGCAATATTAGAACCAGTAGTCATTAAAAGATCTAGAGACATAACTTTTGATGGAAGAACGTTAGAAACTGGTGGTGGAATTAGTACAACAGGAAATAGAATTACATTTTTAAATGACCACAACTTAAACAATGGAGAGCAAGTAGTATATAACTCAAATGGAAATTTTCAAGTTGTAATTGGAATAGGAACGTCCACATTAATAAACAATGCGTCTTATTTTGTAAAAGTTGAAAATAATAATACCGTTAGATTGTTTGAATCATTGACAGATTATAATTCAGATTCAAATTCTGTTGGATTTTCTACTGGAACTCAAGGGATACACAAGTTCAGCACTGTAACTCCAAAAAATACAATATCTTCTATAAAGATAATTGATGGTGGTAGTGGATATACTAACAGAAAATTAATTGTTAAAGGTTCCGGAATATCTACAATTAATAATTCGGTTAATTTTGCAAATCATGGATTTAATACTGGAGATCTTGTAACCTATGATTATGAAACTAGTGGTATATCTGGTCTGTCAACATCAAATCAATATTACATTTTAAAAGTTGATGATGATTCTTTTAGAATTTGTAATGCTGGAGTTGGTGGAACTAGTACATCAGACTTTAATAGAGAAAACTATGCAAAATTCTCTGATACTGGATCTGGATATCAATACTTTGCTTATCCTTCAATTTCCGTTACCGTAAAATATAATCCAGTTGGTTTTGGAACCAGTACTCAAACTTACCAAGAGATCGTTACAACACCAATTATCAGAGGATCTATAGAGAATGTTTATCTCTATGAAAATGGAACTGGGTATGGTTCTACGATTTTAAATTATGAGGATACTCCATCATTAACAATTAAAAATGGTAAAAATTCTTCATTGATACCAAATGTTGTTAATGGTCAAATTGTTTCTGTAAACATACAATATGGTGGAGAAGAATACTACTCTCTTCCAGATTTAATTGTAAATGATTTGAGTGGATCTGGATCTGGTGCAAAACTTAGACCAGTCATCACTAATGGAAAGATAACTGATGTTATTGTAGTAAGTACTGGTATTGGTTATTCAAGTACTGACACCTCCATTTTGGTAAAAGCGGCTGGAATCAACGCAGTTCTGTCTCCAAAAATTAGAGATCTTACAGTAAATAATAATTATAAATTTGGTAATGAAATATTATTAGAATCTAACAATAAGTTAAAGTACACAGTATCTGGTTATTTTGACGGTTTAAGAAATTCATTCGGAGAAAGTTCTGGAAATATATCGGGAATTATTGGATGGGCATATGATGGGAATCCAATTTATGGTCCTTTTGGATACTCGGATCCTGAAAACATTTCATCGTCAATAGCAAGGTTATCATCAGGGTATACTTTAGATACATCATATGTTGATAGACCCTCTGGTTTTACATCTGGATTTTTTGTAGAGGACTACAGATTTACAAATTCTGGGAATCTGGATCAATATAATGGAAGATTTGGTAAGACTCCAGAATTTCCAAACGGCGTTTATGCATATTTTGCATCAATTAATGCATCTGGTACTCCAACATTCCCATACTTTATTGGAAATTCATACAAATCTCAGACATTAGATGAGAATACAACATTAGATCAAACATTTGATTTTACTAATACTAATTTACTAAGAAATACTTTACCATATAAAGTTTCAGACAATAATGCGGGATATGATTTTATTTCGGAAATAGATGACATCACTCGTCAGAAAATTGTAGTTGAGTCTGTTACACGAGGTGGTGTGGAAAGTTTTGTTATAAAAAATGCGGGAACGGGATATAAAGTTAATGATATTCTCAATTTTGATAACTCTGGTACAGATGGTGGCGGAGCTTACTCGTCCATTTCTTTTGTTGAAGGTAAGGAGATAACAGAAATAAACACAACAGTGAGTACATATGAAGATTCAGTATTCACTTGGGTTGATGGATCTAAGATAAAAGTAACAATTTCTCCAAACCACACTTTAAATGATAATGATTATGTTTCTATTTCTGGTTTCTCTACAAGTTTATCCTCACTAAATGGAGTTCATAAAATAAATGTAGATGTTAAGAATTCTGTTGCTATTTCTTCAATTCCATCTACTGCAAGTATTGGTGGAACTGAAATTTATGTCTCAAGAATTCCTGAAAATATTTCAGTGGGAAGTAGCATTGGAATAGGATCTGAAACTTTAAAGGTTTTGGGTCTATTTAAGAATCAGAATATCATAAGAGTTGAGAGGGGGTTGACAGGAACATCACACAATGAAAATTCTTCCATATCATTCCTCCCAGATTCATTTACGATTGATAGTCAAGTTGATTTCTTTGATTCAAAAGTAAACGATAAAGTTTTCTTCAATCCAACAGAATCTGTTGGATTTGGAACAACACCAGGTCAGTATCACTTATCAACCTTTGATTTTGGTGATAAATCTGGAGTTACTAGAGGGATACCTAGTAAGTCAATATACCTTGAAAACCATCCTTTTAAAAATAACCAGAGGATCACATACACCACTAATGGAACTAATATTTTAATTTCCACCGACGGTGTAAACACAAGCAATTTGCCATCCGATCTTTTTGTAATTAATAAAGGATCCAATCTAATTGGATTAAAAACTAGTTTAAATTCTAGTGAATTATTCTATCATAGTGGTGGTGATGATGATGATTTATATTCTTTTGAGTCATCTTACAGTCAAATAACTGGAAAAGTTGAAAAAATAAAAGCAACTGTTTCAGTATCAACTTCACATCAGATGTCAGTAAATGATGTTGTAGAACTTACTGTAAATCCAAATCTTTCGGTAGGAATAGGTACGTCAACGTCGGTAAGAGTTTCTAGAAATAGTGTGACCGAAAAATTATTGATAAATCCAATTGGATTTAGTTCTACAGGAGTTAATACTAATACAAATACAATTACGGTTAATAACCACCAATTAGATACTGGAGACAAAATTCATTATTCTTCAGATTCAGTAGCATCTGGATTATCAACAGGCAGTTACTATGTGTTTAAAATTGATTCTAATACCGTAAAACTTTGTGAAACGTATAAAGATTCTTTATCAATACCTCCAGTTTCTGTAAGTATTGCAAGCACCGGCGGTGAATCACAATTTTTATCTTTAATTAATCCAAAGATTGAAACAGTAAAAAATAATAATTTAGTATTTGATTTATCAGACTCTTCTCTGTCAGGGTATGACTTTAAAATTTATAGAGATAATCAATTTAAAGATGAATTCGTCTCTACTGCATCTACATCATCATTTAATTTGGGATATGGAACAACCATTGGAACAGTTGGAGCTGCATTGACAATTTCTTATGACTCCAGTTTACCAAAAACTCTTTACTATAATATAGAAAAGTCTGGATTTATAAGCACTGCCGATACTGATGTAAAAAATTACTCTGAAATAGTACTAGTTGATAGTTTATATAATGGAAAATATAATGTTGTAGCGGTAGCAGCAACTACATTTGATATTGTTTTAGAAGAAGTTCCAGAGAATCTATCATACACTAAAAATAACTGCGATGTATTAAAGTATATTACGTCATCTACAACATCTACTGGAGGAATAGGGAAACTAAACTTAATATCTAATGGATATGGTTATAAGAACTTACCAATTGTAGATGGAATTTTGACACAAAATGGAAAGGATTCCTACGTTCTTGCAAAATCTAATAGTGTAGGTAATGTAAATCAGATTAGAATTAAAAACGAAGAATTTGAATATTCATTTGATCCCACATTAAATCCAACTGCATTTGTTTCTCCTAATATTATTTTAAATAATTCAAACACTTTAGAATCTATTACCGTCAATAACGGTGGAAGAGGATACACAGAATCTCCAGATGTTGTAATTGTTAATTCATCTACGGGAGAAAAAATTGATTCTGGATTATTAACCGCAAACTTGGTTGGCGAATCTGTAAATTCTATAACAATAGAAGAAAATCCAAAAGGACTTCCCGAAGACTCTGTTAGATTATTTACTATTAATAATACAAATGGTATAAGTGTTCAAAGAGTAGAATCCAATTCTACTGGCATATTTACTTGCTCTATAACAGTACCACCTCTTGGTTTTTCCACATATCCATTTGCTGCTGGAGATCAAGTTTTTGTTGAGGGAATACAAAAATTTAGTTCAAGTGGTTCTGGTTTTAATTCTGAAGATTATGGATATGTTTTATTCTCTGTGGATTCTTATATAGAATCATCTCCATATCATAAGGTTGTTTTTGATCTTTCTAGTGTATCTAATGGCGGATTAACAACTAATACTGGAATTGCTAAAACCATCCAGGATGGATTTGCGACTTTAATACACGAAGATGAATATCCAACGTTTGATATAACACAAAGAAGATTGAATTTCAGTATTGGTGAACAGATTGTCTCTAATAACATTGTAAGAGATTTGTTTGTTTCGGATTATGATGGAACTATTCTTAAGGTATTTGGTACTTACGATCTAAGTTTAAATGAAGTTATAATTGGTAAAGAATCAGGAACAGTAGCAACTGTCAATGAAATTGGCATTAACTCTGGAACATTTAAAATTGGATATTCAATACCACAAAATATTGGATGGATTGACGAAGTTGGAAAACTAAATTATGACAATCAAGTTACTCCAGATAATGACTACTATCAAAATCTTTCATATTCAATACAGAGCACTAAGGAATATAGTGAAATCCAATCCAAAATTAAACCATTACTACACACTAGTGGATTAAAGGATTTTGCAGATACTGGTATTACCTCAACAACAGACGCATCAGATCTTGTAGGAACTGATGAAACAATAGTTGTTCGTGATTTTATAGATGATCTTAGAGTAGATACAATTTACGATTTTGATTTGGTTCAGGATATTGACATTGATTCGGCAACAGGAAATTCAAAATATCTAAAATTAAAAAATACAAAACTTACAGATTATATCAAAAATATTGGTAATGATGTTTTATCCATTGATGATATAAGTGATCGTTTCTCAAATTCAGAAAGTAACCCTAGTGAATTTTTTAACATCATTAAACTCGACTCTTCAAACTCTTATGAAAACTTCTTAATTCGTGTCACAAGTTCGGATAACAGTGAAATTCAATTCAGCGAAGTTGTAATTTTAAATGATGGAACTAATAGTTATCTTGTAGAAAAGGGTAGCATTGTAAATGTGGGAGTTGATACAACTTTACACTCATTGAATGAGCAGTATGGTGAATTTTCTGTAGTAGTTGATGATCTTGGTGATAGTTATCTTAGGTTTATTCCTGTAGATCCATATGATACAGATTATGATTTAAAACTTGTAAGAAATACCTTTACTTCGTCCTCTGTCGGCGTCGGAACAACATCAGTTGGTTTCTCAAACTTGGTAAGTTCTACAGGAATAGCGACCTCTGGAATAACAACAAACATAGCCTCATTTAGCACTGCAGATTTTGAGTCTCTATATGCAAATGTTCAAGTAGTTAATTCCGCAACAAATGATATGAATTTTGTTGAGGTATATGTTTCTGCGGCAGGAACAGATACTTATATTTCGGAATACTATTTTGATTCAGATCAAAATCTGAACTTCTCAAATAATTTTATAGGATCATTTGGAGCAAATATTTCTTCTGGAGTTCTAACATTAGATTACACCAATACTTCTTCAGATGATAATTTACTGAGAGCAAAAATTGTTGGTTTTGGAACAACATCTACTGGTGTTGGAATTCCTTATAGATTTAAATTGGATAGACAACCAACAGGATCTGAAAGAACAGTCATCTATCAATCCGATTTTACTGTCGGTGTTGGAACAACTTCAATAGTTTCTGTAGATAAAACCTTATTCAATTCTATAAAATCACTAGTAGAAGTGAGCATTGGATCTACAAAAGCAGTTCATCAAGTAATGATGATACAAGATGATAATGATGTTTACGTACAACAATCAGCTCTTCTTAGTGTTAGTTCAAATTCCACATTTGATGATGTATTGGGAATAGGTACTTTTGGTGGAAATAATAGTGGATCAAACCTAGAACTCAACTTCTACCCAGATTCGGAGTTTTCTGCGGAAAATATTGTAATATCCGCATTTAGTCAGTGTTTTTATAATGATTTAGATACAGAAAATACACCACCAACTCTTAATTATGGAAATATTCAGGAATCTGTAGATCTCAAGTTTTACAACGCTATAAATGGTGACAGAATTAATAGATCTAATTTTAATTTAACATCTGGTGGAACTCAAATATTTGTAAAATCATTCGATCCACAGGATACTTCAGTATTAAACTCCTCTACAGGAACTTTTACAGTACAAAATCACTTCTTTAAAAATGGTGAAGAGTTAATTTACACTCCAAAATCATCAATAATTGGAATTGCAACAACTGCAATGACCTATACTGATGGCAGTGTTACAGATCTACTTCCCTCTACAGTTTTTGCAATTGTAAATAACCTAAATGCTGATGTTTTCCAAATATCAACAGTAAGAAGTGGAACAGCAGTAACATTCACTGATCTTGGCGGTGGAAATAATCACCAATTTGAAATGTCTAAAAAGAATGAGAAATCCATTATCGTCATTGACAACTTAATTCAACATCCATTAATTTTTACAAACATTTCTCACACTTTATCTGAATCTATTGAAACATCTACCACTACTTTTAGTTTGAGTGGAATATCCTCCATTAATCCACTCGATATTCTTAAAATAGATGATGAATTTGTCAGAGTCAATAATGTTGGTTTGGGGACAACAAGTGTAGGTCCAATCACTAATTCCGGATCGTTTAATTTGGTAGAAACTGATAGAGGATTTGTCGGAACGTCATCAACATCACACACATCTTCAACACAAGTCGATATTTATAGAGGATCTTTTAATATTGTAGAAAATGAAATACATTTCACAGAATCTCCTAGAGGAAATCCTCAAATTACAAAAACAGAGTCTAATTTAGATTTTGATACGTCAACTTTTAGTGGGCGTGTATTCCTGAGATCTGATTATACCACCAATAAAATATATGATGACTTGTCCGAACAGTTTAACGGCATCGGAAGAACTTTCACATTACAAGTTGGTGGTGCAAATACAACTGGAATTGGATCTATTGGGGGTAGTGGAATTGTTCTCATAAATGGAATATTCCAACAACCAACCACAACAAATAATCCAAGTGGCAATTATAAGATATTAGAAAATACTGTTGTTGGTGTTAGCACCATAGAATTTTCTGGTATTACAAAACCAGAAACAGATCCTCTGGAGTATGTTATTTCAGATTATGATGTTAATCAAAATGAGACTCCAAGAGGTGGAATTATTGTTTCACTAGGATCAACACCAGGTCTTGGTTTTGCACCACTTGTAGGTGCTTCTGTAACTGCCATAGTGGGTGCAGGAGGATCTATTTCTGGAATAACAACTGCACTTCCTGGAGGTTCTTATGGTTCTGGTTATAATGGATTAACATCTATTGGAGTAACTGTTTATGATCCAACGCAAGATGCTGGTGGTGATCCAGCAATAATAACGGCAACTGTTGGAGCAGGAGGAACCCTTTCATTCTCAATTGTTGGATCTGGTGGAACTGGATATAATAATCCCAAAGTACATGTTTCTGAACCAACTTATGAAAATCTTTCTGTTATTGGTGTTTCTAGACTTGGTATTGGCAATACAACTCAGACGGGTATTGGTCTTTCTGTAAGTTTGAAAGTTGGTTCAGTTGGTATAGCATCAACATATTTTGGAGTGACTGAATTTGATATAACCCGAAATGGTTATTCCTTTAGAAGAGGTGATGTTTTTAAACCTGTCGGACTTGTTACAGACTCTACACTTTCCTCACCAATTTCAGAATTTGAACTAACCGTTATTGAAACTTATTCTGATAAATTTGCGGCATGGGAATTTGGTGAACTAGATTTTATAGATTCTATTTCCGATTACCAAGATGGTGTAAGAACAACATTCCCACTATTTTATAACGGGGAACTTCTAAGTTTTGAGAAAGATCTTGATTCCAGAATAAGTCTGATAAACTGCTTATTAATCTTTATAAACGGAGTACTCCAAGAACCAGGTATTTCTTATGAATTTGATGGTGGAACATCGTTTAAATTTACAACCGCACCAAAAGTAGAAGATAAAATCTCAATTTATTTTTACAAAGGCACAAATTCTGATGTCCAACTTATAACTGGAGTCTCAGAAACTCTGAAAAAAGGTGACATTGTTCAGGTTCTTAAGAGTAATGATTATCCAGGAATATTGGCTCAAGACAAGAGAACAATATATGATTTATCATTCTCCGATAAATTTGAAACGAATTTGTATTCTGGTCCTGGAATTAGCGCAGAGTATAGACCACTCAGTTGGACTAAACAAAAGGTTGACAAAAAGATTAATGGAGAATTAGTATCAAAATCTAGAGACTCAATTGAATCTCTTGTATTCCCAACAGCAAATATAATAAGTGGTCTGTCCACAAGTGATACTCAGGTATTCGTAGATACTGTTGAATTGTTTAGATATGAGAATCCAGATTTGTCATCATTCGATTGTTTGATTGTTAATGGAATATCAACCAGTGCTAATGGATCTGTAGAATTAGTATCTAACTTTACAACAATACAAGGTGATTCTGGATCTATAGTTGGAATAGCATCAACTACCACACCAAATTTGGCAATAGAATTTACTCTAGATTCTTTAGTTTCTTCCAATTTACAAGTTGGATATCCTATTTACATATTTGATACTTTAGTTGGAAATGGCGTAACTTCTATTATAAGTTCAGATAGTGAAGTCATTGGAATAGGAACTACTTATTTGGATAATGTTTATCATGTTGAGGCAATAAACAACTCAACTGGAATTATTACTTGTCGTGTTCATTCCGCTTCATCTCTCTTAGGAATTAATACAACTGGAACTTCTAGTTATCCAGTTGGTAGATATTCATGGGGTAGATTGTCAAATACATCTGGTTTGGTTAGATCTTCTAATCCAATATCTATTGGTGTAACTGGAGGATTAGTTTCGGGTTTATCAACATATCCAACTATTCAGAGGAGGAATGTTGGTATAAGGTCTACTGGCGCTCTACCTAAACTGTTATAAATATCTAAAAAACTATGTTAATATGGCTGCTGTCGTAACAGATCAATTTAGAATATTGAATGCGAATAATTTTGTAGATTCAGTTTTAGATGATAATAATTCATACTATGTGTTTTTAGGTCTTCCAAATTCAAGTGTCACTGGATTTGGAAGAACCTCTGATTGGAATACTTCGTCTAGTGGACCACCAAGTCCTACAGATAATTTGCAATATTTGTCTCATTACAAAGATACTGGATTGTTTGGTAAGAGAGTCACGAGTGCAAACATTAGAAGAGTTATAAGAAAAGTTCAATGGACAACCAACACTGCCTATGACATGTATAGGCATGATTATAGTGTATCAAATCCAACACCAAATTCCCAAACAAGTAGGTTATACGACTCAAATTATTATGTAATTAATAGTGACTATAAGGTGTATATCTGTATTGATAATGGATCGTCGGGTACAAATATTACTGGAAGCAGATCAAAATTTGAACCAACATCTACAGATCTGCAACCATTTTCTGCAGGTTCTGATGGATACTTGTGGAAGTATTTGTTCTCAATCTCCCCAAGCGACGTTATAAAGTTTGACTCTACCGAATATATTGTAGTTCCAAACGATTGGGCAACTACATCAGACTCACAAATTCAGTCAGTTAGAGAGGCTGGGGATTCAGACACTAATAATAATCAAATTAAGAAAGTTTATATTAAGAGTGGTGGAACAGGTTATTCTAATGGAACATACGATATTCTAGGAGATGGATCTGGTGCTAAGGTTTCTGTAACTGTTGATAGTAATGGTACAATTACATCAACAAACATAACCTCTGGTGGAAGTGGATATACTTTTGGTATAGTTGATTTAAAACGAACTGGAACAATATCTAGTGCAGCAAACTTAATACCAATCATACCACCATCAAAAGGTCATGGATATGATATCTACACCGAACTTGGAACGGATAGGGTCTTAGTTTACTCTAGATTTGATAGTTCAACTAAAGATTTTCCAGTTGATACTAAATTTTCACAAGTTGGGATTGTGAAAAATCCAAAAGAATATGCAGGTGTTTCTACATTTACTGGATCAACTTATTCTGGTCTATATGCACTAAAATTAGACGCCTCTTATACAGGAACACCTACTGTCGGAGAAACAGTTTCCCAAACTCAATCAGCGTCAGAGATTGCAAAAGGATACGTTGCTTCATATGACAGCACCACTAAAGTTTTAAAGTATTTTAAAGATAGATCACTTTTCCTTACAAATGGTGTAAGTCAAGAAGATAGAACAACTATTGGTGTAAATTCTAAAATTATAGAATTTAATAATACTGATAGCATTTCCTTCACATCAGCAACTAGTACCACAGTTTCTGCTGGATTTACTGGAAGTTCTGAAAATGGAGTTAATCTCGGTGTAACCTTTACGGGTGGACTTGCAAATCCAGAGATAAATAAAAAGACGGGCGATATTATCTACATCGATAATAGACCTGAAGTTGAAAGAAATCTTAGGCAAAAAGAAGACGTTAAAATCATTCTGGAATTCTAAAAAAGATGGCACAAAAAACAGACTTAAATATCAACCCTTAT